GATGGTCATGGGTGCTACTGGTTATGCAGCACAAAAAGGAGGCATGATTGATTTTGATAAATTAGTTTCAGATGATGGAGGTGAGACTGACCTTAGTCGTATGGCTGGCCCATTTGCTATCAATCTTCTAACAGGTGATTTAATATATAGATATATAGCTGGATTGCCTTTAAATCCTAAAGCTTCTTTTGATACAGTCAGAGAAATACTTGGTGGTGTACCTGATATAAGTAAAGGTGCTTTTACTTTTGAATTTGAACTACTAAAAAATATTAGTGACTCTTACAAACAAGGGGAAATGACTGAAGATTTAGAAAAACAATTAGGTAATATAGTTGCTACCTTTACATACCCACAAACATTTGCAAAAGATATTTATGGTCAGTTTAATTTTGAAGCAGCAGGTACTCCTTTTACAAGGGACTATGATCTATCAGGTGAAGAAGGTGGTGTATCAAACTATGGAGAAAGAAACTATTTAGAAGATATAATAAGTAGTAATGTATTTAAAAACCAAGCAACAAGATTTCTAATAGACTTACCTATCTTTAGTTACACACCCTCTTATACAAGAGGTAAAGAAAAAGGATTTGATTTTAAAAGGTGGACACCTTTTAATGAAAACCCTGTGAGTTCTTGGAATCCAATAACTAAATCTTTTGGTGCGGTACAAGAACCACCAAGCTCTGCGATAGAAAGAGAAATGACACTGTTAGGTCTTAAAGGTTGGAAGCAATATAGAGCAACCAGAAAGGATGTAAACCCAATGGTAGCTTACTTTGCAGAATATACAATGTCTCAAACCATGTCACCTAAATGGGAGGTATGGAAAAGAAGTTATGATATAGGTACAAATAATCCCATGTATGAGAGAGGTACTACCTACGACAGTCTTGGTGATGACTATCAAAAGAAAAGAATTATTTTACAAGACTTTATTAAAGTTGAAATTGCAAATAATATTGATGTAGCAAAAAAAGTTTTAGATGACGCATCTACAAATCCAAAAACACGTAATAAATATGCTGGATATATTAGGAATATTTATGCTATGAAAAAAACAGAGTATGAAGCAAGTGGTAAAGATTTAGACCAAGTACTTAGTGCTTTTCCTGAAAAGTTTAAAGGATTTAATAATGCCAAGGACTTTTTAGAAAATTCTGGTAGTGTCTCAGAAGAACTAAACAGACGCCAAACAATTTTAGAGTTTATAAAAACTCACGAAAAACAATCTCTTGGCCTCAAAGAAGAAGCCAAGAAATTTTAATAGTCTTCTAACATAAAGTCTGCCCACTCGTATGCGGATCGTCTTAACTCAGACATATTTAAAGTCCCTCTACTATTAGCTAGTATACCAGCAAGTGCTTGACCTGCTAGATACCTGCGTGCAGTGAGGGGCTTTAATGTTTTAGAGTTAGTTTTTCTTGCCTTGTATTTTTTTGCCTCGTTCTCTAGTTCTTTGCTCATGTTCTTTTACTTTTTTTAAATTAGAGAAGTATGCAGTATTAAACCCATACTCCCAACTCCTATTGTTGTTACTGTTTGCTGCGTAAGGATTACCCAGCTTACCAAGTCTAAAGGACTGTTGCCCTTCATCATAGGGATTCATCGTCATCCTCCTCTGGTGGTTCACTTTCATACTCCTGAATTAACCTGTCTAAATACCAACGTGCTTTCTTTAAGTCTTGTAGCCCATTCTTATAAGGCCATCTCCAAAGATACTTAAAAGCATTCTGCCAACAGTATGCCTCATGTGCTGATACATTTAACACACCATCTGCCATAGCTCTCATAGCATCAATACATTCAAGACCTGATTGGTTGTAGTGTTCAGGTCGATCAACAGGATCAAAGGGGTCTGTTATTTTAGACAATGTCCACTTAGTCATAGTGTAATTAACTCCGCATCAGTGTAGGGAATGTGAAAGAATAGCTCACCTTTTCTAATTCGTGTGCTGCCTTTTACTTCAGCAAGACTTTCTTTTGTTAGACAGGTATCCTTAATACGCCATGCCTTCTTCATGTCTCCACGAAACACATAAAAGTTTAGTACCCCATTGTCTCCTTCATATTTATCTAGCAATCTTTGCTTTCTTTCTGGTATTCTGATCTCCTTCCAGTGTGGGGGCCAATCTCCTTTCCACTGAGACTTTACTTCAGCTTCATTGAAATATATATAACCATCTTTCTCTGATACCACATCAGCATAGTAATCTTCTTTCTTATTAACAATAGTATGCCCTTGACTTTCAAGGAAGGTCACTAAAGTTTCTTTAGCAATACCATCAAACATTTGATACATTGCTTTGTTGAAAGGTTTTCTTACTGCCATTGCATTAGTCCTCTTTAGTAAGTTTACTTTTTAGTTCTGATACTTTTGCTTGTTGAACACTGGATACACACTTATGTATGTGATCAATAAGTTGTAAAGAGTTATTGCCAAGGGTAATAAGATTAACAATATTCATTGCCTCTTGGTCTTCCTCATTAACCTCATGCTCTGTATCGTCAATAGTAATTTTCATTTTTTATCCTTTCGCATTTTTGTTCCCTCGTCTATTGTACTTGAATCTAAACCAGAAGGCAAGGCAATACATTGACTTACTACTTTTGCTTTATCATTAGGTTTGGTTGTGTATAGCCTCAACATATCAAACTGCCTGTACTTCTGACATATATCTTCTTTAGTAAAGACTACGTTAGGTGCATGGACTTGGAATCCATTACCTAAAAACAATACTACTACATATACCCATATCATATCTTTCTCCTTTATAGGGCAGTTTACCCACATGCCGAGGTGAGTGATTAAGTAATGTCTACCATTTCACATACATCACCAGTACATGCCATAGTCTGCATACCACTAGTGTTGTCTGCATGTTCTAGTTCTGCTAGTTTAGTCCAATCAATCTCAGCAGGTGAGCTATCAACCATGTCATAGAACTCTTCCTGTGTACACTCTTGATACGGTGCCTGTTGATATGTATGCTCATTGAATGGCAGGAATGAAACACCAGACATTTCATCAAAGTGTTTGTATACAAATGCTCCTACCTCTAGCCACTCATCTGCCTTGACATTGATCGTGACACTAGGCTTATGCTCACACCAATGACGTTGATACATAAGCCACATGTCTAGTTGTTCAATGGCTGTCATGTCTGCTGTACACACTGCACCCAAGGGTGACTGCATGGGAAAGCTGAACACTGTGGTAGCATCAGGCTTCATAACGTCAGGCTCATTGGGTATGCCTTGTGACTTCATAAACTCTGTCAATGGGTCTTTATTATCTCCACGCACAGTACGGATATAATAGGGACTATGACGAGCATGTATTCCAGAAGCCGAATCAACCAGTTGGGAAACTGTTCCACTGGGCTTAACGCAAGTAATAGCAGTGCTGTGAGGGATACCAAGACGGTCAGCCCACTCAGCGTTAGTAGAAACAGCCACATTTTTAAGATGCTCCAATGTTTCGGACAACCCTTTGTTCTCTAAGGTCATCAGTTTATTATCCATTATCCCCGTGAGAGACACACCAAGCAATCGTTCTGCTTCTGTGTTGGTGTTCCACACCTTACGCAAGTATGGGAAGTGTGTGTAGGTGGACTGTATTGTTCCAAGTACAGTTGCAAGACGGACTTTTCTTGTAAGGTCTTCCAAGCTGTCTGTCGCACGGATGACAACCTCTGTAAGATTACAGAACTGATTCGGCCTAAGAATGATTTCTGAGCATGGGTTGGTTCCGAACTCATAGCAAGACTCTCGTCTTCCATTCTTTGCTGCTTGTTTAACCGAAGCCTCTCTGTTAAATATACCACGTTCACCACTCCCACTTTCCATAAGGGCTGTCCACTCACGCATGAATGCCATGCTGTCTGGTTTTTCTGTGTAAGATACAGAGTTGTTAGCTAAGGCTCTATGACCTGCTGTCTCCCACCAGTTACCTGACTTAGCATGACGCATACGATCATCAGATAAGTTAGATAAACTAATCATAGCACTACGTCTTACACCACCTACTACAACTACCTCACCGATCTTACACATAAGATCATGACACTCTAAGCTAGATAACTTACGTCCCTCTGCTTGTCGGAATGTAGTAACAGCAAAGTTAAACAGATCAATCAATGGTGCCGGGCCTGATGCCCTACCACCGAATGTCTTTAGTCTTGCACCTGCTGGCCTGACTTTAGATACATCCCACTTAGGAACCTCACCAGCCCATAGGAGTGCCAACACTTGTCTAAGACCTTTAGCCCATCCTTCCTTGCTGTCCTTGATGACAACAGTCGTTTCACTCTCGAAAAGACTAGGAACATCAGGGAGTTTAGTGATGAACTGTCTCTCAACACTGAAACCAACCCCCGTACCGCAAAGCAAGATGAACATAGCCTCATCGAAAGACTTAGGATCATCTACGGGTAGGTAGCTACAGTTATACATACAGGTGTTGTCTCTGTCTGCTGCCTTACCTGCTGTCATCAGTGACCTCATACTAGGCATTACTTCTAGGCTTAGGATAGCATCTCGCATTTCATCTAGGTCAACAGGCTTAAGCCATGTCTTAGCTATGTTCTGCAGGTATCGTTCTACTGTTTCTCCCCATGTTTCTCTACGTCCTTCATTGTCTAGCCATCGTGCATAGCGGCTAGTAGCAATGAATGTTTGGTAGTCTGTAGGTAAATAATTACTACTCATCGGTTATCTCCACTCCCTTTCAGGGTTCCTCTGTCTTCTCTACTGTTTAATTTTCTCATGTTTTGTAACATAACATAGGTTAGATTAGCATTATAATAGTTAGCCAATGCAGTAGTATAGAACAATACATCACCTAGCTCATCTACAATAGCTTCAGGTGTTACTTTTAGTTTATCCCTGATACGTTTCTTAATCTTACCTGCTACCTCCCCAGCTTCTTCACATAGGCCAAGTACGTTTTCATTAAGTCGAT